CCCGACACCAGTACCGCAGAGGAGAATGTACATGGCCTCATCGAAGGACTTAGGGTCATCTACGGGTAGGTATGAACAGTTGTAGCCTGCAGTGTTGTCACGATCAAGCGCTGGGCCTGCTGTCATCATAGCGCGCATGGATGGCATGATCTCTTGACCTATGATTGCTTGCTCAATGTCCCTGATAGTTGTATTGTCCACACCGCCCAGCGCCTTACGGACTACATTATCCATGTAGCGTCCTACTGTGCTGCTCCACGACTCCCGACCTTCACCGTCAAAGTACTTAGCGTAACGTGACTTGTGAATGAATGATTGATAGTCTGTTGGTAATTGGTTGCTCATCGGTTGTCCCCTGATCCTTTGATAACGCCACGTCTTGCACGGCTGTTTAGTTTGTCCATGTTAGTTTGTAGTACCTCTGTGAGGTCGCTGTGAAAGTAGTTAGCTAAGGCTGTAGCATAGAACACAACGTCACCTAACTCCTTTACTATTTCATCTGGTGAGATCCTGTTAGAGTCACGCAGCATCTTCTTAATCTTCTCTGCTACCTCACCTGCTTCACCTACTAAGCCTAGTACATTCTCAACTAAGCGTGTCTCTCCCTCTGTAACGATCTTACCTTCAACCCAATAGGAATAATCCTGAGTGTTTACATCTGTCATAGCAGCAAAAGCGTCTATGTCTTCTTGAGTAATCATTGTCTCTCCTTAACGTGTAAGTTCTCTATATCTACATCATCTACATCATAGATTACATCTGTTATGAGATCGTGTATGTCTTGCTCGTGACTGTCTTCATAGGCTGACAGGATATTATTGTTGTCATCTACATTAGCTACAAACGTAACACTAAACTTCTTCATCCGTTACCCTCTGTCTTAGTCCAACGGCCTAGTGTGTAGACGTTACCCTCTACCTCAACCACCTTGTCTGCTTCTAGCTCTTCCTCTGCTTGAGCATACTGATCTGGAAACATCTCCTGTAGAATATCCTGTCGTATCTCAACGAAGTCTTCCCATGCATCAGGGTAGACCTCTAAGAACTGTTGTGCCGCTGACATAGTGAGTGCCTCATCAAGAGCAGCCCTCATACCATCCTCAGAACCAGCAGCACCAAAAACCATACCTGTCTTGATCCTACCTGTCCACTCACCGTCCTCAACAATAGGGGATAATACAATGGCTATGTCACCAGCTTTAATCTCGTAGGCCATTACTCTCTCCTCTTTACTTTGACACGTTGCTCTTTCATACGCTTGCCCTTTTCTTTAAGCCACTCTTCAGGGATGATGCGGTTAGCCCACATGAAACCTTTCTGCTCACACCAATCGCAGTACCTACTCTTGGCACCCTTGTAAAGCTTTGAATTAGCATTGTAAAACACAAAACGAATATCAAGTGTAGGATGCTGTCGCTGTATCTCTATGTGTTTACGTCTATCTGCAGCGGAAAACAACCCCTTCATCTCAATTATGATGCCGTTATCTAGCTCAAAGTCTGGTGTGTATGTACGATACTTGAGGTCTTCCCACTCTATCTTTAGCTTTTCATAGGCTACGATCTTCTGCCTATCCTTGAGGTACGCAGCAGCCTCAACTTCAAGGCCACTGCGATACGTTCTTTTGTTGTGCTTACGCGGCACGTCCATCTCCAACCAGTACATACTCTACAAGAGGCGCTTCTTTCTTACCCTTGTAGACACGAGAGGGTAGCTCTTTGAGATCCCAACACTTGTGCTTGAAGTCACACCAGTGACACTTAGAGTTTAGCACTAAGTTACCACTAGGCTTCTTGAAGTATGTCTCAGGCACTGGCTCATAGCAACGCTTGAAAGGTTCATCATTCTCTATGTAGTCAACGGTAGCTTGGATACCATTGATAACCTCTTCAGTGTTCACCTCAGAGGCGTCTACATACTTGAACTCACCGTTTCCTTTGTTGACTACCCACCAACCACCTACACCCTTTCCAGCGGCCTCTGCGTAGCCCACAAGCTGTGCCACGTAGCCAAAGCTATCGTCTTCATTGAGTGTGTTGAAGCTATCAAACTTATTCTTGTATGACCAAGGAGAGGCAGACTTAACGTCATCAATCTTACCATCCATCTCCATGTCGTACTCACCTTTGATCTCCTGACCATTGGGTAGCTTGAGTGTGACAACATCATTGTCTTTGAAATCCTGGCCCACTGCACGTAGCAAGCCTTTGAACACAGCCTCAACGATATCACCAAGGATCATGTTCATCAGGAAGTGTGGCGGAAAAGGTCTACGATCTTCTGGATCATTCTTCTCGAACCACAACTGACACGGTGCCTTGCCAATGTTTGACATGCGTAGGCGGAAGTCTCCACGAGGAGGGGAGTTAAACTGTTTGTTCAACGCAGCCTCTACATCAGCGGCAACCTGCTTGGTCACCGCCTCTGTCATGCTTGCCTCACCAGCTAGAGCTTTCTGCAGGAAACTGTAGATTGCTAATTCTGCTGGATGATTCATTAGCTAACCTCAATGAAGTCGTTGTTGAGGATGTCATCAACCATTGCCGCATCATCAGATGACATGCCCTTGTCTAGACGCTCATGGTACATGTCAAGTATCTTGCCGTTGCTGTACTCAATAAGCTCAATGAAGTCTTTCAACATCTCATTGTCACCCTCGCCTAGTTCAACCTTGTCACCACCGGATGCTTTGATCCTACCAAACTTAGCACCTGTAGGGATGCTGTCTTCAACACCCTCGAACTTGATGGTAGACATGATAGGCAACATGTTCTTACGCTTGAGTACACTCATGACACCATTGATACTCTTGAGTGAGTCACGGTTCTTAACGTCCATGACAAAGGGTACATCTTGGTAGGAAGAGCTATCAAGAGGATCACCCTTCTCGTTCATAGGATTATCAAGAGACACTGTACCGTAGTAAACATTGACACGTTTAACACTACGGATGATCTGCTTGGTAGCATCAGGCAGGGCGTTGAAGTCATCAATCCAACCAGATGGGCGACCTAAGTTAAAGCCACCAATACTATCCTTCATGTCACCACTGAGTGAGTTAGCTAAGACAGACTTCTCCATCTCTTCTGTTTCACTATTCCAACGCTGCCATTGTTGGCGCTGGGCAAAGACACGCACAGTAATGCCATTGCTGTAGATCTTTTCATCACCACGATTGAAGATGAAAGCACCTACTGGCACTACCTCTGTCTTGATTGTCTTGCCACCTACGTCGATCTCACCCATGATTGGTGAGTGTAGCATACCCATACGGGCAACAGATGGTGTTGCTTCACCGCCTGACATGGACACACCCATAAGCTCAGCCATTGATTGACCACGTTCATTTGCGATAGTTAGTTCATTGCTCATTTCTATA